TCCTGGCTGTACAGGGCCTCGAAAAATGACCACAATCTTCTCCGCGCAATAATAGACATCTTCTAATTAATTCAGTTGGCCTTGCGGTTTAGACTGGTTCAGTGCATTCGCGGGGCGGGCAGGGCGGGCAGGGCGGGCAGGGCGGGCACGGGCGGGCAGGGCGGGTTATGGCCTAAATTGAGTCGCGCATAGCTATAACAAATGACAACCGCCGAAGTAAAACCGTGGCCTGCGAACCTATCTCCAAACAGGGCGTTCCCGCCCGTTACGATCGTAACTCCTACATACAATCGTCGTAAATTTATTCCGTGGATCATTGAATGCATCAAGTCGCAGACATACCCCATCGAACGTATGGAATGGTTGGTCTACGACGACGGAACAGATAATGTGGAGGACATAGTGACCGCTGCGGCAAGCGTCATAAATGTGCGTTACTTCAGATCGGACATCAAGCTCAATGTTGGGGCGAAACGGAATAGACTCAACGACGAAGCTCGTGGCGAACTTATTGTCACCATGGACGACGATGATTATTATCCGCCAGAGCGCGTGTCGCACGCAGTACAGATCCTACAGTCCAAGGATTTCCAGATATGCGGCAGTACTCGCAATACGCTTTTCTTCAGCGACAATGCCACTATTTGGGAAACGGGGCCGTATGCCCAGTACCACGCCACATTTGGCACGATGGCTTATACGCGCAGATACGCGGCAAATCACCGATGTGACGAGACCGTAACGCACGCGGAGGAACTTCAGTTTACCAACAAGTTCAGTGAGCCGCTATACCAGCTTGATCCGCGCAAAGTTATGCTTGTGATGTGCCACTCTCAAAACACCTTTAATAAGCACGCCCTTCGCACTGACACAAATCCGCTTATTAGAAAGACTACGTATAAGCTCAAGAATATTATCCGTAGCGTGAAACTGCGCGATTTTTATATGACCGCTTGATCGGCGCGCACCCCTAGACAAAATGAATTGATACGCCCTATCTAGGATGAACGCATTTAACCGAGGCTCCGGTAATTTTGGCGGGCTTATACAAAACTATGCGCCAAACAGCGGCGGCGGCCCGTCGATCCACTGGTCTCTATATATAATAGTCGCCTTAGCGATAACAACAATTATTATGATGTTGATGAATGCGCGCGTGGACTTGTCGTGGCTGGATCCGCGGCCGAAACGCTATATTGTGACCTCGAAAGCCGATTTGTTTATGAAGCCGTCGTCGATATTCACCAACCTCGTTGTTCCAGGGAACAAGGGCGTCGTCGGCTTGGAGAGCGACAGTTACTCAATGACGATCGAGGGCATTCTGTACAACTCGCGTAATTATAATGCTACAGAGGGACCGTATAAGCATATATTGCACCGCGGATCCGACGAACTGGCGCAGACAACTGTAGGAGGTATGGTTTTATCCGGTTGCGCTGCGGCGGGGCACGGCGAATTGCCGCCATACGGCTTGCCTAAACGGATGAATCCCGGCATATTCTTGGACCCTAATATCAACGACATAATCGTATTTGTAGACACGGCAAAGGGCACCGAATCGTACCGCGAATCTGTGCGAATCCAGGACATTCCTCTTGACTCGCCATTTCGCGTAGGAATAGTTGTACACGGCAACGTATTGGAGGTCTATATTAACTGCCGTCTGGAGGTCACGAAGGTGCTTATGGGAGAGCCGAAAAGTGTAGAGAATGTGTGGTATGGCTTGAGCGGCGGTGCGTCGGCGGCGGCCCAGATTCAGAATTTATATGTATGGAAGTTCCCGTTGATGGCGGATGACATCCGTCCGCTGTGTCCATCGCCTGTTATATTTGCTAAGCAACGGCCTATTTGCGAAGGCGCTGATACTAAGATTGCTGAGCCAGCAACGTCGGCGGCGGCAGCCGGAACCAAAACTATTGATTTAGGCCTAGGCGCTGTTATACGCGCGTCGTGTTCTTTATAGACGACGGATTCCTCTGGTTCACTACCACCCCCGCCTCAACCCAAGTTGAGTGTCAAGCCCATCTCTCAGCAGCGATGGGCTTGACACGATCCAGTCTAAATTTAGCTCGCCTTTATAAGAATGGATGATCTATTAAAGGACTATGGTACCAACATTTCTAATACGGTCGCATCTCGGCCGCGATCCGTTCTCGTTATAGCGATAATGCTCATTATAATTGTTGGTGCTGCATTATACTGGTGGTTTAGACCGCGCGCCGTAGAAGTTACCGTGATGGGGCCGTATGTTCTGAAAGGTGCAGGTTCCGGCGCGCCCAAAGACTCGCTGGTTACTGTATTCAATCAGGCTCAGATTGATTCCGCGCTCGGCAACAACTTTACTATGAGTTTCTTTGTCTATATGGAAGACGTCAATCGCGAACGTATTCCTATTGGCGGGCCTAAGGGCGATTTCCGATTCAAGCCGTTCTTATATATACTGGGTATCGGTGATGTGTTGCTGGATCCTATTCACCAAATGGCGCGTGTGCGTGTTAAACCGTTGATCCAATCGAATGTTATCGCGCCTGGCGGCATAGTCAGCATAGATGTCGAAAACTTTATGATCGCGCGTTGGAATCAGGTAACCATAACGCTCGAGGGTCGTACAGTAGATGTGTACTTAAACGGTGCATTGGCAAATTCTGCTCTTCTTACAAATCTCCCTATTCTGAAACCCGTTGGCGTCATTATGGAAACCTCTCCGGATTTTTCGGGACAGGCGGGTCTGTTCCAAGCGTGGCCACGGCGCCTAACATCAGGCGAAGTTGCGAGAAACTATAAACGAAACGTCGATACACGGAATAAGCCGCTTATACCTGATAAAGGTGTGTCGTTTAGTGAAATATGGAAAATATTCACAAAGTCTTTGTGCGATGTGGGATTATGTGGGCTAAACATTGAAATTACTGGACTCGAACACATTGATTACGAATATGCGTAATCGCCATGCCGAATTTAACCGCCTACGATAGAAAGATGGATGCCGTTCGCAACTTAGCTTCATCTAACCGATGGGGGATTATTAACGCCGTCTATGTAATTGCGTTTTTGGTAGCGCTGTATTACATATACAAATATTTGATGGCGGGATCTGAGTTGGAGGTCGACTTGCAAAGCGTCGAAGTGCCCGCGAATGAGCCTCGTTCATATGCTCTTCCGGCAGACCAACCTGATGTGCATGTAAAATCCGGCGGCGAGTATACAATCAGCTTCTGGATGTACATTACTAGCTGGGATTACCGTTCGGGTATGGCGAAATCCGTATTGCAAATAGTTGATACCAAAGCCCCCGATTACGCTCTGCTAAGCACCATTCTCTACGCCAACGAGCCTAAAATGATGGTGCGCGTGCACACTGAATCCCCCCCGGACAGCACCGTGGATTACACGATGAATACCAACTTTGACAATTTGATGGCTGGTAGTGCTAACGGCGGAATGCCTGGTGCGTCTATTGATACACCGATGTGTGATATCATGGATATCGACTTACAGCGTTGGATTAACGTTACCATTTCGGTCAATGGTCGTATAGTGGACGTATACTATGACGGTAAGCTAAATCGCTCGTGCGTTCTCCCCTCTATTCCTATTGCACCTGAGAACGGTGTTCAGGTTGTGATGACGGGCAAGAAGGGTGGGTTTGGCGGTAAAGTCAGCGGCATCCAGTTCTTCGCCTATCCGCTGACCCCGGGCCGCATATACTCTATCTACCAGGCTGGTCCTCGTGGTGCAGCAGGCTTCCTCGGGTATGCCGCTGAGAAACTCGGAATTAAGTTAACATACTCTGGTGCAGGCGGCGAGCAGAAGTCTCTGTAACGATGTTGGATTTTAGACGTCTTCTCTCGCATTTCTTCTATTTTCATATAAATAGAGGAAATGGAATATGCCAATGGCGCACTTGGGTACATTGTTGGGCCAGGATTAGTGCCCCAGCTTCTACTTACTGTATTATGCATAGTTGCCGTATCAACGGTTATTACTATATTCGAAACGGTCGTGGATGCCGTACGCAAGTTCGATCGCCAGACGAATGTGCTCTTTGCCGACACGACGCCCGCGCGACTAACGATTACGCAGTCGCCCAAGGGTGACAACCTCATTTACAACAGTGAGAATGAGGTAAATGGTATGGAATTCTCGTATTCGATGTATCTGTTTATCTCCCCTGAGACGTTTGAGGAAACGTCGAGCGAATCGTGCGGGACGACCTCCACAGGTAGCGCCAAGTTGAAGCACATTATGCACAAGGGCAGCAAGGATGGATTCCCGTTGATGGCCCCCGGCCTCTTTGTGCACGGTGACAAGAACACGCTGCGCATATATATGAACTCGTCGACGAAGTGGGATAACTACGTGGAGGTGCCTAACGTGCCTGTCGGCAAGTGGTTCCATATCGTCGTCGTAATGAAGGGCAAGTATTTGGACGTCTTTGTCAACGGTAACGTTACAGTGCGACACGAATTCCCCTCTGTGCCGAAGCTAAACTACGGCAGCATCTATGTGATGACGCCTGTGAAATTCCCTAAGAACGCCAGTGATAACGTGGATGTGGGCGACTTCAAGCTCGACTCGGCGGCAAAGGGTATGGTTTCGCGCCTCAAGTATTACGCGTATGCGTTGAACTATTCGCAGATTGACGGCCTGTTGCGCGAGGGGCCGAGCAAGAACATTGTCTCGAATTCGTATTCCGAGGTACCTCCGTACTTCCACGACGACTGGTGGGTTAATAAGTATTAGGCGCCTGAGGTGCCGTGGGTGACGTATGTGCGTGCCTTTTCCATTATACAAAATGTATGTTGGAAAAGCATTCGGGGGGGATGTGTGGAGAGGATGGAGGGGATGGAGGGGCGGATGCGGGGCTGCAGCCGGTCTAAGATAACGGCGATAATGACACATATATGGACTCCACAGCGTTTGTGACCGTGAGTGATGCAGGTTATTTCCCAAAGGCTGCGCGCACGATTCTAGATATACGTTCAGCGGGCCAATGGCGCGGGCCGATTGTATTGATTGCCGTGGACTTCACGCCATCTGAGACGTTTACGCGATTTTATGACGTCACTGTGATGACATTTCCACGAATTGACGTCGCGCCGTTCCTCGACCGACTCCGTGAAGCGCCGCTATCAATACCCACACACGACAACCGCGAGTGGTCCAAGCTCGGTCAATGGGAAAAGCTACACGTATTTGATCCGTGGTTTCAGAGATACGCCCGTATTTGTTACGTAGATGCCGGCCTACGTATCCTAGCACCCGTGGCCGAATCCCTATTGGCACTCGACTGGCGCGGACGATTCTTGGCACCAGACGACACAGGCGGTAATCCGTCAAAGACATTTAGCCAACAACTCGAAATGACTAACTGGCCGGCAGAGCGATCCGCGTTAGAATCCGCGTGCCCAGGATTGCTAACAGAACCGTATTTCCTGAACTGCATCTGGGTACACGATACTTCAATAAATGTGACGAAGGCTGAACTGATCGACGCGCTGCATAAATACCCACTATGGCGCACGAACGAAATGGGCGTAATGAACGTCGTTGTACACTTTTCGAAGGGCCTTTGGACGCCGTTTCCTGAACGGGCGGCGAACGGGAAGTTTTTATTCGATTGGTGCGAGACAAATCGCGGTCATACGGCGCGTTGGTATGAATATTGTGCTCTTAAGTACCCGATTACTATTAACTTTGATTGCAATTGATAAGATATGACAATTGGCATAGTCATACCGTGCTACAAGCCGCATATAGGGAAACTTGTTAGACTGTTGGAAAGTATAGACGCCCAAACGTTGTCACCAGATGCTGTAGTTGTTAGTTGCTCATCCGCCACGCTAGCCGATTTTCCTACGCTGCGCACTTACAAATTCCCCATAACGTTCATTACCCACAGTGGTCGTCTCAACGCCGCTCAAAATCGTAATTGTGCTGCGAAACTCTTAAATACTGAATTTGTGTCATTCTTTGATGCCGATGATATTATGCACCCGCAGCGCATCGAGGCTATTCTAACGGCATTTAGTATCGGTGCGCAAATCGTGTTACATAACTACAACGATTCGCCTGATGCGCGGTTTGAACACATCGACGGATTTGACGTTGAATACGATACGATTGCTCGCGCCGATAGCGGCTGCACTGTACACAAACGCGACACGCGTATTAAAATACATCATTCACAGGCTTCTGTGGTCTCACACATATTGAATCGTATTAAATTCGATGAGGATACGGCCGTCGAGCGGCGCGAAGATTCGCTGTTTTGCGGCAATGTTGTGGCAGCGGGGTACAAAACTGGATATATATCAAATCCACTTTCGAACTATGATCCTGCCGGCGAAACTATTATTTCATAAACTTTAATCCGCCCATACCATTTGTAATTTCGAGGAAATTGAGGGTTTCTACATAAACTTGTAATTCATACGTGTAATTCGCTAATACAGGTATGGGTTCTACGTCGACGTCTATTTCCAAGCGATTTATTCGACTGGTATTGAGTGTGCCTGTAGGTTGTTCGGGATCGGATGCGTTCAGCGCGAAGCTATATACATAGAGCGGCCACATCTCGGTCTGGGTGGCCAGACCCAGATCGTTAAAGGGCGCTGCATAGCCCTTCAGATATCTGTAAGGAACATACTCCGTGAAATAGCTCGGATCCTGCGAGCTGAATAGCGATTGCCCGTTGGCTAACAGGAACGCATTACGTATTATGCCTCGTTGCAGGCCGGCTATATTGAGGCCGGAGTACCCTATTGGGGTAAGTAAGCCAGTTACAGGATCAATTACTGTTCTCGGCACCAGTGGTACTCGCGGCACTGCGTCCGTAGACGGATATACAAATGGACGCAGAGAACCCTGCGTATTTATCCAATTTGTAAGATTCGTCGCCTGATTGCGATACGGTATCGCGTCGCTTCGGCGCGTAAAATACAGTATGCGCGTAGCAATGTTGTGAACGTCGAGACGATATGCATTGCGCGTATTGACGCCGGAAAATACGAAATTCTGTACCTGTCGCACATTATACCGCAGATTCTTGGTGGCAAATACCTTCTGTTCAGCTTGGTTTACAAATGTATACGTCGCTTCTAAGGTGGCATTTAGCGGCCAACCGTCGTTTATAGGCACACCGCTTTCAATATCCGTAAGGAAATGGCGCATCGTGCCGCTAATATCCGTTGACGTACTATATAGGTTGTTGAGGCTGTCTGGCAGAGGCCCGTATTGTGACGGATTCCATACACCCGTATATTGGTCGCTGGGCAAATAGGGCTGACGAATAATACCGCAGCGCAATCGTATATTGTTGGGGTCTAGGATTGTATACAGGTCGCGTATGGGACGCAGCTGGATCTGTACGTCGCAATCGTGATACTGTAGGCCTACAAGCGGTAATGAATTCGCGATATAGTCGCTGAACCAAAACCCCAATGGCACGCGTATTATACGCCCTGGTATACTTGGCGAATTGTTTTGTATAGGAGTCGGATTGGACGGCGTGCCAAGCCACGCTAGAACGTTAGGATATTTACCGGAAGGCCCGTTCTCAGGATCGCTATATATGCCATTTGCCGGATCAAAGTATTCGGGTGTGTCGCCAACCATATATCGCCATTTCTGGTATTGTGTAGCATCATTGTCCAACATCGCCCGTGCGCAAATCCAATCCGCGTTGAATTCTTGTACTTTGGTGCCGCCGATTGTAAATGTAACGGAGTCGATTATGCGCACGCCTATTTGACGAACCCAGGCAAATTCGTATTTACGGTCGAGGATGTATTGCCCATCTGCTCCCCCAGTCCCCTCTTCGTAATGTACGTATGCTTTGCTAAATATATCGGGCAGTTGGAATCGTAACACAAGGTCGCTGAGCAAATCGCCTTGACGGGGTATCTTTGCCTTGATAAGGATAGGCGCATCCATAAGCAGTTGCCCAGGGCCCTCCAACGGAATCTGAATCGGTTCCTGACTGAAATGAGTATGCCGTAGATATGACTTGTAAAACCACGTTACTTGCGGATTCCCATTGAGCAATATATTCTCATTACCGTAACAAACCAATGATAATAGGCCACCCGGCATTCTAATCGGGTGTACATTATTTCGCGTTTGCAATGCCGCAGTTGGCAAAAGGCGGCTAATAATAGAGATGAACGCAAATACTACTGCGGCGGCATTGATGAATATGAGTGCGAATGCGAATGCGAATGCGAACCCGTCGCCTATTCCTGGCGTCCCATATAGCTGGTTGTATATTGCACTCGGGTTTGTTGCTATGATCCTGGCCGCCATTGGTAGCGCATACTACGCGAATTGGGACTGGCGGGCAATGTTGAATACTCAGGTGGGCATGCCTAAGATAAATGTGGCTGCAGTACTTCCGGTGCCATCGGCATCGTTGGCAGCCGCTGCGGCGACCAAAGAAACCTGGTGTTTCGTAGGCGAGGATCTAAGCGGCCGCTATTGCGTGAAGGTGCCTTCCGAAAGTGCCTGCAGTTCCGAACGCACATTCAATTCGCGCTCGAGCTGTGAACTTACACCGGCTAACAATATGATTACAGGCACGGTTAGAAATGGCGGAATTGGCATACAGCCCCTAAGCAGTATGCACCTGAAGGATTAGTAAGGCGCCGAAAGCGCGCCCGAACTGCCTGCTTTTATTCATAAATCTTACATAGGGATGTCTATATTTGACCGAATTACAAATTCGATACAATATTCGGTTCATAAAGCGACATATGATCCTGAAGCGGAAAATTATGTCAAGGCGCAGACCGAGAAAGCAGATAAGGCTGCAGCCGCGGCGGCCGCCGCGAAAACCGCGACCGCCACGGATAAAGAAAAGGCCGCGGCCGCCGCGGCAGAAAAGACACGCCTCGAACAAGAGGAACAAGTCAAAAAAGACCGTGCCGAGTTCGATGTAGGTCGTATGTTTGGTAAAGTGTTCGGGACTATTTTTACGATATTGTTCGTATTTTTGTTGATCGTAGGTGGCGTATTTGGCGCATCGCTCGCTGTAAATCTAAACCTGTATAAAGATGTGCTGTATCGTATCCTCTATGCCATATACGGGTTTGTATTCTTTTGGATCGTAATCCCATATGTATTAGGGTATCGCTGGTACTGGAAAGGCCATAAACCGCGATTCTATTCGTTGATACCGCTAATACCCTTTCGGTTCGACAATAAATGGGCTGCGATGCTTTTTAGCTGGATGAGCTTCAAGCCAGATGATCAGATTGAATCCCTTAAGGAATGGAAGAGTACGGTGCGGCAGTAATCGCGCTCCTCTTTCTCCGCCCCCTCTGATTTTATATGAAAATGTGCACCATGTGCGTATTTTCATAGATTTGTTTTTTTTATATAAATGTGACTGGGGGCGGTTAGCGTTTCTTAGCCGTCTTGGATCGGCCGGCCGCAGTTAACTTACGCGTCTTGGCAGTTCTAACAGCTGATCCAGCCGACGTATTGTCAATCGCGTGATGCGCATCTTCCATCGTACCCGTTATACCTGGTATCGGCAACGTTGCCACCTCGGCCGCACGCGCCTTACGCATTTCGGCGTCCAAATCGAATCCGTCGCGCTTGTAATATTCGGCCGTTTTAGCCTCGTCGCAAACCTGCAGCTTTTCGCGGAAATAACATACAAATGTCAGACGCTGGTAAAGTTTGTCGGTTCCTACAACGCCCGTATCAGGATCGCGTGTGCGAATATCCGGCAGCGACTTATTGTACTCCTTATCCTCCGCCGTTTCGTACAACGGCGAATTTGTATGCCATTCGTGCACATCCATCGCCAAGAAGTCGCCGGTGCGTACATCAAACCCTATGCGGTAACGGGGAAACATCGTTATCCCGCCGTGATATTTGCCCCATTCAATTACTGACAGATTTCCGAATCCCTCCTTGAAATCGCCCGCATCCTGATGCAGCGCTGTACGAAAGTTATTGTTCACCGTTACAGTACTAAACGCCGTATCGTCGATTTGATACATTTTATGCTTCCGCAGTGCCTTGAGCTGCTTGGCGTGCGATTCAGGAACGAGTTTCTTAAATTGCTCATCGATCGCCTTAATGAACGGCAAGCCCACTAGGAATTGCTTGAGATTCTTGCGCGTAAACCCCGTCATACGACACGCCGCATCCAAGAACGCCGTCGATTCATAGTAACCGTGCACGCCCGACGCGACCACATTATTCACGCGCATCTTACTGACTTTACCTTCCTGTAAGTAACGCGCGGACCATTTATTGATTTCTGTCGGCTTCCGTTTTGACCAATATTTCCCTTTAACGTCGATCGGGCCCGCGGCTGCACCACGGTTTCGGGAAGGAACACCCGCCATTCGAAATCCGTCCCATCCAGATTGCACGAGTTCGTTGCTAATAACGCCGTTTCGGAATTTAGCTAGAAGGCGCTTATTGCCGTCGTCTTCGATTGCATAAATATCCGTGTCCTCGCGGATAACTGTATCAATATCCTTTTCGTCGAACCACGTCCCCTCGTATTTCTTCTCGAAATCCGCGAATCCCATTGTTGGTTTCACGACAATGGTCTTTACCATCCTTAATCAGTATTTATGTTTTATATTTCATTTATATTTCGTATACAATGCATACCCGGCAATTCCTACAATACATCCTAATGCGACGCACGACGCGATCGTCTTCGGATTCATCCGCGAACCCGAGACGAAATCCTGCATCGTGCGAATGTGTTCGATGTATTGTTCCCACGTGATGGCCGATTTATCCAATTGCACATTTACCTTATTGTGCAGGTTGAAGAGCCATTCAACGATCGCGTCTCGGGAACCTGCCGCATCACGCACAGGCATCTCCTTTAAAAAATGACTGTAGTGCTCGCGGCAAATAGGGCACGGTATAACGTGTTGCAGCGATTCGAAATATGCGATCACTGCATCTTGTTCCGCCGCCGAGGGTATTTGGGGGTACCCTAGCGTAACAATATGCATAGCGTTCCAAAATATAGGACCCCATACGGAGGGGCTCACGCCCACCGGTGGGAATTTACGGGAGTGCGACATCTTCTGTATATAGGTAATTTTACGACAGCTATGTAATTCCGCGCGAGGTCTAAACCGGATTATATCTTATCACTCAGTTTAGATGGAGTGCGTTAATTGCGGAAAAATAGGACATGTCTTCCGGGACTGTAAAGAACCGGTGATGTCGTTTGGCGTTATAGCTGTTAAATTTATAGAGAGCGTCCCACAGTATTTAATGATACGTCGCCGAGATTCATTAAATTACGTCGAATTTTTACGTGGGAAATACAAAATGGATAAGAATGACTACATTATGCTTCTTATAAATGGAATGACGGCGAATGAGCACGCGCGACTGTTATCATCGCCATTTGACTGTTTGTGGGAAAATCTGTGGAATCACCAAAACACACGGCAATTCCGTAACGAATACGAAAATGCCAAGCGGGCGTTCGATACGCTCAGAAGCACAGGTGATATTTACGGCAAGCAACTCCATAAATATATTGAGGATGCGGCGTCGTCCTGGATAGAGCCGGAATGGGGATTCCCTAAAGGGCGGCGTACACTACACGAGCAAGAACCGACGTGCGCCCTACGCGAATTCAGCGAGGAGACGGGGTTTCCGTCAAAGATCGTAACGCTACTGAGGGACGAAACGCCGCTAATCGAAGAATATGTCGGCACTAACGGTATTCCATATAAGCAGGTGTATTTCATCGGCGGCTGTCGGGCCGATATAATCGCGACGTATCAACCGGATAACCACGTAATGAATCGCGAAGTGAGCGGCATACAATGGCTGCCGTTCGAAGAGGCGTACCTAAAGATCCGCGAGACAAATCGCGAAAAACGCAGCGTACTCGGTCGCATCCATCATAAAATTATGACTGAAGACGTCGGCGATAAACTCAGAAGCGCGATCGATTGGACTGTTGCTTAGAGATCACGTACCTGCCCAAAGAATAAAAACATCAATATCAGTAAGCGATGTCAGTACCGACTGTCATTAAGCCGGTCCATTATGTCAATCCGAAGTTTGTTAGTGATATATTCGAGCCTATGACGCCTGGTCAGTTACAGGCCGAATGGGCAAAGAATATTAATCCGGCAAACCTCGTTCTGCGCGATAGTTTACTCGACGTAATGAAGCGCAAATCGGTGCGGCCCGATACGTGGCTCGTGGATCGAAATACGACGCACGGATTATATCCTGATATGGACGACCCGGATTTCACGTCGCGGCTGATCCGCAAGACAGAATTCAGCTCACTCGCGTCGGTTATGGCGGAGGAAGATACGTGCACGGCGAGTAAGTCGTACTTCGAGACTACGCCGGTCCAACGCCTGGTTGCACGTTTCCTACATCCGTCCACTCCCTATCGCGGCTTATTACTGAATCATGGTGTAGGCGTTGGGAAAACGTGTTCGGCGATTACTGTGGCCGAGACCTTCCTCGACATAGTTCCGAATAATACCGTATATATATTGGCGCCGCAAGCTATCGCCGACGGCTTTAAGCGCACTATTTTCGATAAAAACCGTCTTGTAAAGGCATCCAAGGCGCATTTCAAGCTAACTGGCGAACGCTGGGAATCCCCACAGTGTACCGGTATGACTTATTTACGTCTAACAGGCACGGCGGCGTCCGAATCGCGCGACGATATTGAGAAAGAGGTCGATAAGAAAGTACGTACGCGGTATATGATTTTAGGATATTTGGCGTTCCACAACTGGCTGCAGCGAAAATTCAAAACACAGATTTCGGACGTTGTCACAGGAACCGCGCGCAGAGACCGCGAAAATGAAATAATCCTGTCGCTTTTCTCGGATCATTTGATGATTATCGACGAGGCCCACAACTTGCGCGACGATTCGGCCGCGTCCGAAATGATCGAATCCGACGTCGACGAACCGGATGGCGATGAGGCGGAACCCTCGGCATTCGCGGATGCGGCGGCGGGTAAGAAACTGACGCCTACTCTGAAACGCGTATTGTCCGTCGCCGAGGGGTTGCGCGTTATGCTAATGACGGCGACACCGATGTACAATGTGGCGCCCGAGATTATTTTCCTACTTGATCTCCTTACGCTGAATGATACGAAAGACGAGACGAAATTGCTTTCCACGCGCATTGAACACAAAACCTTACAGATATTTGAACGTAATGGTAACCTGACCGCGAAAGGCGAGGAGGAACTGGCGGTCGTGGCGCGCCGATATGTAAGTTATATGCGCGGCGAAAATCCGAATACGTTCCCTTTACGCCTAACGCCGCCCGATATTGGCGGGGCGGCATTTATGGACGCGTATCCCACGGTTTCCATTTCGCGCAAAGAGGGTGCTGTGGTTCTTACAGAGAATGATAAACGCATTATGGCGCAATTGCCGCTTTGCATCACGAATGTATCTGCCGCGGACCGTGCGGGACAGGCGCTGATTGAAACGCTCGGTCAGCATACGGGGCCCGCGGAGGGTCGCGTGGATAGTGAATTTATCCTCGATAAGGCGATGCAAATCGGCAATATCACGTATCCTTCGGGTATCTATGGGACAAAGGGATGGGAGACGCACTTTAAGAGCGAAGAGAGTACTGCACCTGGCGGCCGACGTATCAAGGGCGACGAACGCGGCGGCAAGAAGGTCAAGGCCTTTAGTTGGAACCCGCCGCCGCTGGCGGCAACTATGCCTGGTGTAGCCCCCCCGCCTTTACCGACGCTCGAATCCGTTTTTGCGGGTGCGGGCCTCGCGTCCCACGCGCCCAAGATAGCGCGTATCGTCGACAGCATCACGCGCGCCAAGGGTATTAGTTTTGTATACTCACGGTATGTCAAGGCGGGTGCGCTGCCGCTAGCAATCGCCTTGGAACTCCGAGGATGGTGCCGCGTACTCGCCGACGGGACACCCGCGCCGCTATTAAAACGTAGCGGGGCCGTGCCTGCGCCCAAGTTTTTCTATATTCTATTGACGAGCGACGAGGAAATATCGCCCAATTTCAACGGTCTGATCGAGTATGCAACCACATTCAAGACGACGGAGGAGGCTCTGTTAGGCAAGAAGGTCAAGGCGATTATCGGTTCCCAGGTGGCGTCCGAGGGCCTCGATCTGAAATGCATCCGTGAACTGCATATCCTGGACGGCTGGTATCATCTGAATCGCATTGAGCAGATCGAGGGCCGCGGTGTGCGATTCTGCAGCCACGTGGCGCTGCCGCTCGAAGAGCGAAACTGCCTATTGTACTTACACGCACTCAATACGCCCGTCATCGAGACGGCGGATCTCTATGCGTATCGCCTGGCGGTGCGTAAGGCGCAGCCGGTTGGACGCGTGTCGCGCCTAATGAAGATCAATGCGTGGGACTGTATGCTGAATATGGACGCCATATTGCTCAAAGATTTGCCGCGGCGTAATATCGTCGACGCGCAGGGCAGGTCGATTCCGAATTATGACTTACAGGATAAGCCGTATACGAGCTTTTGCGATTTTATGGATAAGTGTGAGTATATTTGCGGTAGCCGGCCGGTTCCGGCGGCGGAAGTGGGTAAAAATGTAAGCACCTACAAAGAATTCGACTTTCGTAGTAAGTTTCTCGAAAAACAGCTTATTTTGAAGGAAATATATCGCGATGAGGTTGCCGAGCCGCTCGAGAAAATCCGTACAGTCGTATACGGCGATATGCCGTGGTCGATCGGCGCGATCGGACTGCGCGAGGCGCTGGGTAAGCTGCGGATTAAGCGCGACGACGGCATTTACGGCACACTTATTTTGCAAAACGGGTATGTCGTATTTCAGCCGGATCGGGTCACGGATACTATGATACCGATTGCGATGCGGTACGGCCGTGCGTTTGGACGCCTGCCGCGTACAATAGAACTCGAGCGTGGTACCTTATTGCAGGCGGCGGCGCCGGCACCTGCACCGGCGGCTGTCGCGGCCGCCGCGGCGGAGGGACTTGCCGAAGAGGCACCGGTTGCAGAGGTCGCCGTTGCGGCGCCAGCGGCCGACGCAGCGGCATCACGTGCGTTGGCGATCAGTATGCTCGACCAATGGTACGATACGATGCAGCGGATAATCAGTACGCCTGTAGGAATCATTGAAGAGCCGAGTGGTTTTAGTGAGATGCGCTTCCAGGGCTGGCGATGGGTATTCCATCACTTCGGCGAACTGGAAGAAACCGTGCCTCTGGCCTGCCATTGGTTTATGGATAATGTATGGACGACTGAGCAACGCCGCGCGGTATTCAGCGAGTGGTTGGAACGCGGAGAGGCTGCTCTAAGCCCAAGAGAAAAGATGTATGCGAGTACTTTTAAGACAAGTGAGTTTTTCAGGGGCGAGCTGAGCGGGTTTCTGCTATACGATATCGGCGGAAAGGCATTGCAAAAGTATTGCTATATATCCGGAATGGGGCCGCCGAGCACCTGCAGCGTAGATCTCGAAACGGATTTCGACGCAGTTGTAGGAAAGCCATTGAATCGTTCGAGTGACGATGTTGGCTCTGTATTCGGCCTGCTTGTGAATAAGAGCGGCAATGTAGTATTCAAGAGCGCCGACAAGGAATCCGGTAGATTGGACGGTGCCGAGTGTGCTAACACTAGTAACTTGGCGAATCACGAGCAGCGCATTCGCGAGATTCATAAAAACCTGCGCGATTTTCTGCCTGCCGAACACATATTGCGGTCGATGCTGTTGGGAGACGACCCGGCCAGCTCCATTCCTAACAAGGATCGTGTGCCTATACAAGACGCCGTCAAGGCGCGCTACGATATGAAGACGAAGGTGGCCGACCCCTCTCTGCATATTATCCACGTAAGCCATCTGAGTGTCAAGCAATCTTGTCCGTATATAGAATTCCTGTTGAGATGGATGGATAACAATAACGTCGGTGGAAAACGCTGGTTCTTAAGCCTAGTTGATTCGGCGCGTGCGGGTGTACGGATGGCTTAGGCGGCGCGGCGCGGCGCGGCGGCGGCCTAAAAAAATGACAAGATTTAACTATTCAGGAGTTAGTGTTAGAGAGATGTTTCACACTGTATATCTAGATGAACATATTGCATTAACTCCGACGGAGCTGAATACGATTCGTGCTCCCGATGACATTAAGAAACTTATCGAAATCAAATTGTGCGCGAAGCACGAGGGTAAATGCAATGCAAACGGGTATGTTCGCCCGGATTCAGTTGAGCTCCTGGCTCGCAGCATGGGGATTGCCGAAAATGGGCGCTTCACAGGCAATCTTGTCTACGACTGTAAGATTAAGTGCGACGTGATATATCCTATTGCAGGCAGTGAAATAATGGCGGATGTGATAAAGGTTAATAAGATGGGGGCCTATGTAACTTTTGAGGAGGCGATCCAGACGCTGCTTCCGCGCGACCTGCATATTGGCGATATCAACTTTGATAAGATAAAGGAGGGGGATAAGGTTAAGATTCGTATTGAGCGCAGTCGGTTCCAGGCGAATGATCCGTTTATTATGGCGGTTGGCGTATATATGGGATCCGGCGAGGAAGCGGCGCCCGCGGCCGCTAAGGCCGATGCAGCGGCAGCTGCCGAAGAGGGCTCGAGCGACGGGGGCAGCGAGGATGGCGCAGATGAGGTTGCTGCGTAATACCGCAATTGCCTTTAACGCATCTTACATCAAGAATGTCCACGCCCGGTCTTAGTGCTGCAGAATACGAGCGACGGAAGCTGTTTTTGGATGGCCTGAAAGGTCTTACAAAATCAGAACATATCGAAATCGTGCGCATACTAAACGCGCACGAAGCCCCATTCTCCGAGAATCACAATGGCATATTTTTTAACGTGGTATCACTTAGCAGTGAGGTGTTTGATAAACTCGAGCTGTTTCTTAAATTCACACAGTCTAACCGTCGTGAACTCGTTGACCGTGAGTTGTATATGAGTTCGCTTTCCAAGAGCACGAGTGCCGAAATAAGCATTTTGGAGTGAATTGTGGTAAAAATTGAGACTGTATTAATATGTCATTAAATACTCAAACACAGAGTATATAATGACAAATTGGAAAGAAATCGTAGCGTCTACGGCACTTAATACGTGTGGGAGCTTCAATGTAGCGGGACTCGAGGTGCGTGAGTCTGCGGCGAAAGTTGATGCGTTTCCGAGTGCGCTGACTGTGCCACCGACGCCGGCGCCGCCGCCGCCTAAACTTGTAGTGACGGAGCCGCCTACGACGGTGTCATTGGCGTCGCCTAAACCGCCAGTCGTGCCTACGCCAGTGACAGTGATGCCTCCTAAACTGCCTGTCGTACCCGTACCCGTGCCCGTGTCGGCAGCCGTACATGTGCCTACAGCACACGAGCCCCGTACTACCAAGCGTATGATAGACCCCATCGTCCTCGGCATCGAAAGGCGCGATCCGCTATATGTCAGCGCATCTCCTCGCACGCGGCATCTGATGGAGTGTGAGGAAGCCCAACGTGTCGAAGGTCAGCTCAATGATCTATATTCTACACAAGGCGGTCGTAGTCGCGGTTGGACTAAGGTAGGCCTCGAAGGAATGATAAAACCCCGTTGCGCATCCGGCGGCGATCACCGCGAGCTGGATAGTGCGAAAAAAGGCTTTCCTTGGCAGCTAATTGGCGACGATAAGGTCATTAGTGCGTTCCTCGACTTTGTCTGTGTATCGAAGGCGATTCGTCTGGCGGTATGGTTCGCCGACACTAAAATCATACAGGTATATCCGGCAGCCGACAATCTCGCCTTAGTAGCGACCGGCACGGCCTTACCCCTATACAACGTTACCTGCAAGGGCGAGGTTCGCATTGGTTCCGAGAATTGCAAGGACTTGTACAGTATGGCGGAGGGCTATACAATTATGCCGCCTCTGTCGGTTATGAAATCTCTGAGCAGCCTCAGCCTCAGCGAACTCAAATCCGTCAGCGAAAAATTAGGTATGCCTGAGCTGGACGGAAACAAATCCGAACGCGTGGCAAAAATAGCGGCCTACAAACTCAAGCAACGACTGTTAGGACTTTGAGAAAGGTGGGCGGGTGGCGGGCGCAGGTGACGCGCGACTTTTTACACCTTTTTCATTTGAAACGCCCGATTTCAAGACCAATCAATATAAATATATGTATTCATAGGATCTAATACTATAGTTGTATCTGGAAATCGTTCTTGAACTTTTCGTAAAATTCCTGGAATACATGCTTGAACCCCACACTTTAGAAGGTTAAGATTTCGGTGTGGGATACGGCTAGAAAGGGTATTTAACATAATCTGGAAAGTGTTTGGTTTTGCATCATTATGACCAATAAAAGTAGAAACGCCGCCTCCTCTATCCGCATTTGCTATAATCATTTCAGTTATGGCTTCAACTACATCATCAATATACTTGGTTTTAATTAGTTGTTGGCGTTCAGAATGAATGTTTTGCAAACGGACACGAGTAATTGGAAATTCCATGATATGGTTGTTTACTTGTACGAATATAACAATAGTCAATTTTTCCAAATATACAATTATGAATCGGCATTTTAGACCGACGGGCATTATAAACGGGCACCCTGTGGGTGCACGTTTATAATTTCCTAGGCCTTAAGACCGTGCGACGCATTTTGAAACTGGAACAAAGTGCCGGTTTCAAATGCCAGCGGGTGTAAATGTTCATCGGTCTAAATTGCATAAAAACCGTGATACCACGCCCTGTTATAACACTCCGATCCTGAATTAGATACAAATCTAACAAATGCTCCCGTTTCATTTGGTCAATACAATGAAAGAAACCAGTGACGTCCCATTTGTATATTGTATATTAGATACAACAGAAGGTTCGTCGTGTTTTGGGCATTGGATGTGGGAGTGCGCTATATTTGTGCCATATATAAAAAGCCTTCAAGCCGAATGTACTAAAAAGATAAAAATACTTCTAAATGGATGCAAACGTTATAAATTAAATGTGCTAACTGATTTTGGAATCGATGAGTCGGATATCGTATATAGTACAAATATGTCAAACCAGGGTGCGTGGCAGGAACACTATGTAATACCAATGGAGAAAGAGTATATTGCATATTTGCCACACTTTATGTACCTTTGGCCTGTTACAATACATACTGACGCGTTTTTCAAGCACGTTAATAATTTTAGAGACTTTTACATTTCAAACAGCATTGATAAAACTATACCTGTACTATATTTGCGACGATCTAGAACAGAGAATTATAATCTCCATACCAGGAAATTTATCAATATAGACTCAATGATAGATATGTTAAATAAAAACTATGTTACCATAATTGATGTAGATACATTAACCTCAATTCGCCCTCAAATAGATGCTGTGCTTAGATCAAAAGTTATTATTTTAGAAATGGGTTCTGCCTACACGGTTAACGCTGGGTGGTTTGCAGCAAATTCTCATATTATTATATTAAATGATTTTTTTAACGCGGCCATAGCCAGTGAACCATATATGCAAGTTATACGAAAACAGTTAAAGGATCGCAACAATACCTACGAATCGTTGTCTTTATCAAATTCTTTCCATGCAAGTTTTAATGTTGACGTGGATAAACTTGAAAAACTTATTCAATTGAAACGGCATTCCTGTATTATTTGTAAAAGCACGCAGTTTGAATTAATCAATTCCTTCCCTAAATTTCCTATTATGGCCATATCCAACGACGACGCAGCAGATGCCTTTTTTGATTTTAACCTCATTGTGTGCGAAAAATGCAATTGCCTACAGTTGCAAAATTTAATAGACCCTGCTATACTATATTCCAATGTGTATATGAATTCTACACACAGCCCTTCGTGGCACGATCATCATATAGCATTTGGCGATTTCATACTTAAAAACACAAATGAAAAATCGTTCTTGGAGGTTGGGGCGAATACAGGTGCTTTATATAAAATTATGTCCAATACCAGGGTGCTTGATTACACTATATTGGATATGTATAGAAATCCTGAATTGCCAAAAGATTTAAAGTTCTGCGAAGGCAATTGTGAGACGTTTAAGTATACAGGGTTTAATACAGTGATCCTATCACACGTATTTGAACATTTATATTCTCCTACAAAATTCATTGCGAATGTTCTAGAAAGTAGGGTAACCGATGTGTTTATTGCCATTCCCAATTTCGATTTGCTTGCAAAGGAACTGACTGTAATTAACTCTCAACATACCTTTTTTTGCGGCTTGGATTATATTATTTATATGTTCGCTCTGTATAATTATAAATGCGAAGTACATTTTTCATACGCTGGAAATATAAAATCGAATATGTTTAAATTTGTACTAAATGACAGCACATTGCCGCGAGCATTACCGTCGTGCGACAAACAATTGTTTATTAACACGTATGTAAATAACACAAAAACCCTGAGTGAAATAGACATACCTTCCAACAGTTTTATATGCCCTGCGGGTATTTATGGACAGTATTTTTATTACTTCTTAAAAAAGAAAGAAAACGTGGTCGGGTTTATAGACAATAACCCAAAGAGACATAACAAAAAACTATATGGAACCGACAAATTGGTATATTCGCCTTTAACTCTGGATTTTAGCTGCGCTACAATTATAGTATGCGATTGTCCGTACAAAGACGAGATTGTAGCGGGATTGAACCGTATATACCCAACTGTTAGAATTATGTATGTTTAGGATGATTGCGGCGTAAGTAAATATGTCAGAAATTCTAACATATTTACTTATATTTTTCATCTTTCCCTTTATTCGGCATCTTCTGCTGCACTAGCATCGGCGGCAGCGGCGGCTGCTGCTGCGCCGTCGCCGTCGCCCTCCTCCGCATCGATCGCAGAGTCACTGTCGGAATCTACGAACAGCGCCTTACGGCCGTGCGTGCCCGAGCTACGTGCCGCATCAACCTCCCTCCAGAAATCGATATATGCCGGATATCCTACATCAACCCACCACCGCTTATTTCGCAGAACGGTCGTTGCGTGCCAATCCTTGACATACCATATGCAATTCTCAAGGACAATGCCGGCTGCGCTCGGCGCCCACGCGTACACATCGTCCCATCCTTGCTGCGTATTCGGATACAGTGGGCTATACTCGTAGGTGTAGGTCGCGGGCGGCGAGTCAGCCGAAGCCGCGGCCACACAGACTTTGCCTATCCATGGCTGCTTCACATTCTGAATATCCGCAAATGTCTTGGCCACGGCGAGCTGGACCTCCACATAATCCACCGCATCTACGTCGCATACCTCTGCCTGAAGCTGCATCTGACAGTAGTAACGCACAGGGATTTTGCCGTCAATGATGCGAGTTATGGGGCACTTAATCTCAACGAGTCTTCCGCGCCGGGGACCGGCCATTATAAGACCGTCTGGACTCGCGCCAAGACGCGCCAATGTCGGATGGCGAATACGGCCGAGTCCGTCGAACACCGACGCGCCCGCAATACACTGCTCAAAGAGCTGCCGGGCAACCGGCTCATAGCGCCACCCCCACTTAAATGGACTCAACGTCCCGTCGTCCGAGGTTAAATATACAATACGAGAGTCTCCTGCGGAATTGTCCGATACCACCTCTATGGGCGCGCACTTCTTGGCGATCGTCGCCATACGCTCACCCGGGCCGCCTACACATACGCCACCGAATTCGTGACCCGACAGCAGATTCCGGCTCTCCGCGTGCCAGGCGGCCGACTTCTGGCTCGTCTGTATCATACGCGGCAACCGTTCAACCGCGTCGTCATTCGGTCGGATCTCTCGGCGTGCACACTCCTGTTTGAAAAGAAAATATTCATAGTACATCGCTCGTAATATTATTAGAGCATCGTTCTTGGCACGGGCGGAATGGAATCCGTAGGTGAGCA